GGTGGGGCCCCTTGACAAGGCCCCACGATCCCTTCGGTGAATCAGTCTACTTCAAAGGAGGTTAATGATGAAGAAGGCTATTCAAATAGCTCTCATAATCATTGATCTTGTTTGCTTACTTCGGAAGAAGTTTCGCAAGCAACCTCCAGAGTAACGCTGCTAGGAATTGAAAACCTAGCGATCCACCTTAACTTCGAAAGGACTCACCTATGAGAATCCGCACCCGGAATCTGGACTCATCCAAGCCTAAGTGGAGAAGTAAGTTAACTTTAACTAATCTCACCACTGGGCAAGTGATAGGTCCGAATCCATCCTCGCAGGCAGATCATGTCCCGTTTCGAAAGAAACAGGACACTATCTCCGACGAATTGGGAATTCCGGTCGATGGACCCACGAGAGCGAAAGAGAAGCGCCGTAAGGAGCATCTCACTCGTATGCTTGCTGCCATTAACAGACGTGACGCTTCGGTCACTTGGAGGGTTTCCCCTTCAGGCTCGAAGTATCTGTCCGAGAGTGGACTGCAAGTACATCGGTGTACGCACACTAAGACTTATCTGGAGTTTAATCCAGATTTCGCCATGGTGTCGAACTTAACCAGCGGAGGTTTCTTTCGTGTCAAAGCTCACACCTTTACGGATGGTGCATTCCTGAGCAGGGTTTTGGGTGATGGTACCAACCCGCTTACAAGCGGGATTTGGAACACCAAACATTACACTGCTGACGGATACTACACACCGGATTGGTTCGCACTCCTTGAGAAATTCCACGATGCTAGCAATAGCATCCTGCCTTCGTCCTCCTTGATAGGGGAGAGCATGGTCGAGCACGCCATCTTCGTTGATGCGTTCAAGGCTATACTCAATCCTACCTCGTTGGTTAAAACGTTTGTAAAACGCTTTAGCGCTTTGGGTGTTAAAACCCTAAGGCGGATAACTCTCGGACAAGTGAGAAAGACACTAAAGGACGGTACCTCGGCGTATCTGGGTTACCAGTTCGCCGTTAAGCCAGCTGTTGAAGAGATAAAGAAGGTGCTAACTGCCCACGATGTGGTGCAGCGGCGTCTTAACTATCTTCGCAACAATGGTGGTAACTACGTCCCCGTCAGGGTGAGGGGATCACTTCCCTCTGCATTCGAGAATCAGGCATTACCGCTACCGGGTCCAAACAATCGAAAAGTTCTTCTCGATTATAAGGATACGACGGCTGTAATCTCTGCTTGGGCGAAGGTCCGCGAGGACCTAAACCTTGGAGCGACATGGGATGCTTACCTGCAGTACTTTGGTGCTAAACGCATCTTTGAACTTGCGTGGGAGCTTGTCCCTATGTCGTTCGTCGTGGATTGGTTCACAAACGCGCAGGATTACGTACATAAGTACATGTCCCCGCCCAATGTGAATCCTTTCTACAACCTCCGAGGTCTTTCGCATTCCATCACGAACACGATATCCGAAGGCCTTTGGTATGGCACAGGATACCGTTTCGCGGAGGATAACTTCTTGACGGTTAATCCGTCAGAAGCCTTTAAGATCTGTAGTAGAATAACCAGATCTTATACTCGATTGCCATCTCTTCCGAAGTCCTCAGGTTCTGTTGATTTCTCGAACCTCGGGCTCTTCCACTATATCTCGTTAGGCGCCATGCTTCTTCAAAAGAAGTTATAGCTTACCTTGATAAGAAATCGTGAAACCGCCACAAAGCGGAGAACCGCCTCTTTACGGAGGCAACACCGGAGCTGTTCATGTCTATTATTGTTACCAAATCAGACGCAACCACCGACGTCACGTTCGATCTTTCCTCCGAATCCGGACTGAAGAAGACGTTCATCAACAAGGCTACCACTCTTCAAGAGTGTGAGCGCTTGGAGATTGAACACAATCTTCGTCCGAACGGAGCAAAGGGAACTGACGAACATCGGTTCATCTTCACAAAGGGAGATGTCGATGACGTCACCGGGGCCTTCACGCTGGGAAGCGTTGAGGTCAAAATCCGGGTTCCTCGAGCGACTGCCTTTACCAGCACGGTCGTAAAAGACCTGGCGAAGTATGCGCAGTGCCTACTCAAGGCTGCGTTCGTTGCGGACTTGTACGCAGGGGTCACCACTGAAGGTGACTATCACTGCGACTCGTTCGTTCCGAACTAGTTGCGAATGGCGGATGTCTGATTTGGGGACATGAACTGACTGGAGGAGACCCCTTGAAGGGAAACCTTAATAGCCAGTTCCGACTCCTCGGGCTCCATCAAGCCATAATGGCTGACGGTGAATCTCGAGGTGTTCCTTTTCAAAGTGAAGACCGACAGACTTTAATCTTTCGATTGAAATCTGAAGGATCAAGCTTTATCCTGGTAACCCTCCCCAAACTTGGGAAGGCCCTGGATCAAGGATTGGTTAGCGGAACATTTTCATGTACTGCTAGCTTCGCCTTGAAATCGAAGACCAGATTGCCAAAATTTCTGAATGCTTGTTTCAGACAGGTATTTAGCGATAATGGTGATCTCCTTGAGGTCCCTAACACGGAAACCATATTCTTCCTACGCCAATTCCTATTAATCAACAGTAAGCTCCGAACGGAGTTCACTAGCGATCAGCAGGATCTATGCGTCAAAGAGTTTCGAGAACGACAAACCCGGTTAAAACGGATGCGTCTTCCTCGCGACCACTTTGTCCTTTTGTGCGCTCAAAACGCACTCGGGAAGGCTCTCAAACACTTGGATCTCGGACGTATCACCCCTGGACATGGTCCAGGCGTGGTTCACGAAGGGTACCCTCGCGATGAGAGGTGGGATTTTCGTTATTGGCCTTCCCAGGCCAATCGCTTATATCCCTTCGACGAATATGGGGCTCATGGTTTAGAGCACCTGCGGCTCAAGTCTAATCACGTGATCTTCTTGAAAGAGATGACCACGAGGATATGTCTTGTACCAAAGGACTTTAAAGGTCCGCGTCTTATTTCTGTGGAGATGTCGAGTAATCAATATCTCCAGCAGGGTCAGATGCGATCTATGATGGCATATTTCGATCGGTCTCGGCTCCTTTCCCGGTCTATCAGAATGAGAGATCAGTCTGTAAACCAGGAGAGAGCACGCACCGCCTTAATCGACGATGCGGCTACATTAGATCTTTCTAACGCTAGCGATACCGTTACTGCCCCTCTCGTTTGGTATCTTCTTGCGAAGACTCCATCCTTGAGACGGCAGTTATTTTCGACTAGGAGTAGATTCGCCACCTGGAAAGGTGAGAGTATACGCCTAGCTGCCTTCGCCCCGATGGGATCAGCAACTTGCTTTCCCGTCGAGACTTTAGTGTTCTGGTCCCTAGCAATAGGTTCCTTGGCACTATATAGATTCGGTCGCAGAGCTGTGAAGCTCAGCTATCGAGACCTCATGAGCCTAAGTAGTGAGATTGGTGTCTTCGGAGATGACATAGTCATCCCGTCGTCCGCTCTCCCTACTCTCATAGCCACATTACAAGAAGTTGGTTGTGAGCCAAACATGTCTAAGACATGCTGGCAAACTCCCTTCCGCGAGTCTTGTGGTTCTGAGTGGTTCAATGGTACCGATGTCACGATAATTCGTAACAAGGAGTACACATATGACCAAAGCCGGAAGTTCAGCCATTACCCAGTTTTGCTCAATCTTCAACGGAGATTATTCGTTGCTGGCTTGCGCAAATCTGCGAAACTCGTCGCCGATTGGGCGGTACAAATCCATCCAATCTGCTTTGTCCCTATTCCTGAAGACGCCATCGGGCTCTCGGTTTCTACCGGGGCACGAATGGCAATCTCCAGGTTGGGGACTCAACAAGGACCAGACGCTGACGTGTCAGCTCCTTTATCGCTTCGCAGCGAGGAAGGATCACGACAAGAAAGCACCAGGCTCTTGCGCATTCTCGGAGGCCTTGATTCTGTGTGCTTCGGCGACGACTATCTTCTGGATAGTCATGCCGAGGTACGCTGGAACCAAAATCTCCAAAGAGTGGAGTTCCGATTGCCTGTCCTCCATCAGAAGGTTAGGCGATGGTACCAAGATGACTCCCAACGAAAGTCGGATTCTAGCCGGGTGCGAACCCATCTAGAATACGCACATTTGTTGGCACGCCTTCTTGGCGACCAATCTGATCGGATTCCTATCCGTGGTAGTAATACCAAAATAGGATGGAGGCCTTTGCCGGCCGGGTCCTATAGGGTTGAACCTATAATCCCAAACCGGCAATGACCCTCAGGGGACTGAGCTTGCTGAGTCTCCTGTGAGGAGATTACAG